CCGGTAAATTGGCGACCTGCACGAAGGTGTGGGCGCGGCCTGCCGGCGTGGCCTTGGCGGGGTCGAAGCCTTCGTAGGTCGGACGCCCGAGCAGGCGGTTGAGGAACATCACCAGGGAGGTCTTGCCCGAACCGCCTTCACCGACCATCTCGAAGAATGGAAAGCTTTCCTGCACGGCACGCACCTGTTCGGCGAACAGCGACGCGAACCAGAACGTCAGCGCGACCATGCCCTTGGGGCCGTAGACCTCGAACAACAGTTTTGGCCACGTTTGATTGAAGCGGTTGGCGTCGGTGCTGATGCGGTGATGCACCGAACTGGTGGTCTTGATGTTCGAGCGCTTGTCCAGCTCGAAGTAGTCCTCGTCGTTGATATCGATCACGCGGCCGTCCTTGATCGCTACCTCGCCGAAGACGTAGGCGCCGTGTTCTTTGGAGTAGCCGATGAAGTCGATGGTCTCTACGTGCTTAAGGCGCGACAGCCGTTCGCCATAGGTGCGGGTGAGCTGTTCCTTGGTGCCCATCCACGAGGCGCCCGACATGATCGACAACAGGCGCACATCGAACTGCGAGGCGGTGGCGACGTGTTCCGGTTTGAACGCCGCCTTCACGGTCTTCTGCGAGGGCGCGGTGACGCGAAAGAAATACTGCGATTCTTCGGTGACGGCGTTGCGCTGGAAGTACAGCGGCACGGGATGACAGGGGGCGAGCAGGTCGATGGCGCCGGCCTGCTGCAAGGCCTTATCGCGGCGCTCCTCCTCGTCCAGCTCGTCGGCCTTCTCCTCCAACGCCTGCATGGCCTTGTCGTAGCGCGCTTCGTTGAGCGCGTACCAATACAGCTTGTCGCTGAAATCCAGCGGGAAGCTCTTGTAGCCCCTGCGCTTGTAGATCAGGCGCGCCTTCTCGGCGACGGAACCGGCGGTCACCAGGGCGCCCTCGTGGCGATACTCGTCCAGGTGCGTCGCGGTCAGCCGGTCGCGCTGGTAGGCCTCGTTCCAGTCGAGCTTGCGATCCTCGAATTGCTGCGGAATGACCGCGGCGCCGGCCATCCAGGTCTCTTGGCGGGCGCGTTCTACCCAGCGCTGGGTGTACTCCAGGCCGGCGGCGTCGCCGTCGAGTGCCCACACCAAGCGGGGGCGCCGAGCGCCTTCGGGAAACAGCTCGGCCAGCGTGTAGTTGGGAAAATTGTTGGTAGACATGGCCGAGATGGCCGGGATGCCGGCGAGGCACAGTGCGATGGCATCGAAGATGCCTTCAACGATCCACAGCTCCTTGATGTCGGTCAGCTCGATCAGCGTGGCCGGTGGTACCCAGGCGCGGCCACGGTAGGACTTGCCCGGTTGAAAGCGCGCTTTCTTCTTGCCGAAGCGGGAGGGCTGATCGATCAGGCGCTCCCAATATGCACCGCCGGGCAGCGCGAAGCGCACGGTGGCGGTGCTGATATGGAGGTCGCGATCATGGAACCATTCCTGCGTGTAGGCGCCCTTGAGTTTCTCGACGGCGAAGCCCCGCGCGTGGATCAGGTAGGCGTCTGCGGCCGCCAACGGTGCCTCTTGGGTGCTGGGATAGCGATCCGACCAGGACTGGAACAGATCCTCATAGAGGTCTTTGGCATAGGCTTCCCAGCGGCATTTGTTGATGCGTCCGCAGCGCACCACCCACGGTGCAGGGGCGTGGGCATACAGCTCCTTCTTGCCGCATTGCGGGCAGGTGCCCTCCTGCAGCCAGCGGCCATCGGTGGTCTCTTTGAGACCGAAATCGAGCTGCAACTGTCGGCGGATGTCCGCGAGGAGGTCGTAGTTCACGACAGCGCCTCCGTGGCGTGGCCGGGCCTAGGACGCCAGAGCGTGCCGGCCGGGCCGCACGCGGCGTCCTGACGGCGCATCACATCGCACGCGATGCCCAGGTACTCGGTCTCGCCTTCAGCAGGGTCGAGCGAGTGTTCCTCACTGTGGCCCGCGATCACCGGCGCGCAGTGCGACGGAAGGGTGCACAGGTGCACCTTGCCGGCGAACCGCTGGTGGAATAAGCAGGTGACGCAGTGGATGAGGCCCACGCTCATGCGCGGCGACCAAGGAAGATTCATGAGACAAGCGGTGTCCGTGCCGGCAGCCCGAAAGCTGCCAGTCGTGTGATCGAGAGGGAGGGGTGAAGCGCCGCTTAGAAGTCGGCGCGGCGTCCGCAACGCGCGGCGGCGAGGTCGCCGTCCTGCGTGGTAGAGCGATGTTCATCGGCGAGGGTGAGCAGTTCGCTGGCGGTGAAGGCGACCAAGCGACCGGTGCGCGGGCTGGTGATGTACACCACGGCGCTCGTGCTGTGTTGGACGTCGACGTACGCAGGCACGCGGCGCGCCTGATGGGCCGCCAACGCGTGCATCGCATCGTTCGTGGCGGTGCGCTGGCTGACGTCAAAACGAGCCATCAGCTCGGCGGCACAGCGCGTGACGAGCTGCTGTTCGTCCAGATGCTGCGTGGCCTGCTGTTCCATGAAGGCCGATGCCATCCGAAAGCGCGCCTCGGCCGTGTTGTGGTGATCGGTGTTGATGGTGAGCACGGGAATCCCTGGGGTTAGTGGAGTGCGGGCAATGCGGATGTGTGATCCGGGGGAGCCGGTGGTGCCATCAAGGTGGATGACGCGGTGACCTCGGCGGTGCGCGGCATGACGATGTCGTTGGCTCGCCGTTCCACCATCGGCGGTGAATCATTGTCCGAACGAGGTAAGCGCGGGATCAGGGTGCGCACGATGCCCAAATGGCCAACGAAGCGGCACAAGCAGTCCTCATTGACGCAATCGAAGTAAATCTCGCGCACGTTGTCGCTCAACAGGCGGGAGGTGAGGGTGCGCACTCGTCCGCCGCATTCGGGGCAGGGCATGGAATTTCTGTTCGATGCCATCGTTCAACCCTCGTACACCGGCGCTACGCATGCTTCATCGCGCTGAGCCTCGCGCGACAACAGATAGCTAGGCAGGCCGTGCTGGAACACTGCCAGCAGGATGGACGCCACACTGCATCGGTCCTCTCGTGAAAGGGCGACACACGCGGTGAATTGATCGGGAGGCAAGCCCACGCTGACCCGCGGCCGCTTTTCCTGGCTGCGAGGCGCATATGTCGTGGGTTTGGGGCCAGCAAGGGAGTTAGGGACGCGCATGAGTTACGATCACGAAGTTGAGCACTTCGAAGATGCTATTTCACAACAAGTGAAATATCAACGGGTATTTCGCTCGAATTTCATAAGAGGTGAAATTGGCGTGGCCCGATTGAAGACCGACCAGATTATTCAGCGGTTAGGCGAGGTCCTAGGGGAGCCCACCAATATGGCGCTTGCCGAGCGCCTGGGGGTGGGGCCCAGCGCCATCAGCAACTGGATCAAGCGCAACACCCCGCCGGTCCAGATCATGAGCGACATTGCCGAGCAAGAGGGGCTCTCGCTGGACTGGCTGCTTTTCGACGTGGGCGGTTCAAGGCGTGACGCCGTCGTGCCCAAGGCCACCACCGCACAGGGCAAGCGTCTGGTCGACTTCATCCTCGCTTGGGAGCAAAGCAAGCCAACCGAGGAATTGGTGTGGCTGGAACAGCAGATGAAGCGCGCTGTGCCCGAATACGCCGAATGGTTGGGCCATTACCCAGCCGATTAAGCGCGCCTGCGCGTGAGCTTTGCGTCCCACGATTGATGCAACGGGGCGCTTGGGCCGTCGATGCCTGGCTGCTTGCGCCGAGACAGACCGCGGCCATCTTGCTCGCACGTGAAGAGATCAAAGGCATCGATCTCGTGTGAAAGCAGGGTTTCAGGTGGTCAGGCCATCGGCCAAAGGTGCATGAGAAGCTAGGGCGGTGGGCTTGACCCGGTCAAGGGGCTGTAGATGTCGCACCTTATTTCATTCATAGCCAAGAGTGCGATGACCAAGCCTCGCCGTATGAGCTGGAGCTTACGTGCGGCAGCTCAAACGGATGGATGGCTTCTTGTTTCTGTTAACTAGGGCGTCGCGGCCGAGGCCATTTTGCGGGACGCAGTCGATTCGTTAGCGCGGCTTAACCGCCACTGCGTCGGTGAGTATCGGTGCGCACAGGGGTGCCACCACTCGAAGGGGGAGGTAGAGATGCGAGGTCAAAATATTCCGTGCACATGCACGGAACAATGCCATCACCGTTGCGCTGGGGAATGCGGTTGTGACGCGTGTGCTTTGGCGTTCCAAGTTTATTCCGAGGATTTGCCGGGCGTTGATGCGGACGGCAACGACATTCGGGAGTTAATACTCAAGATGTATCGGTCTCCGACAACGCTTGTCGCGGAGGCCCCAGATGACGCGGTGATCATTGTACGGTTGACGCGATATTTCTCCGCGCATCACATGATGATGAGTGTCGCGAGAATGGCGTGCTCACAAGCGGAATCATTCGAACATGCGATGACCACGATCCTAATGTCCGCGTTGGCAATTGAGGCGTTGGCTAATGCGGCGGGTCCAATAGTCTTGAGGGACGAATGGGAAGACATCGAGCCTAAGTTAGGGACCTTTTCGAAGTATCAGTTCATTTGTAAAGAGTTGAAGGTTCGTTGCATCAAGGGTGAGGGAATTGGGCAGCGTCTGAACAGGCTCATCAAGCTTAGGGACTCGTTGGCGCACGCCAAACCCGATCACGTTACTCATATGCAGGAACTGACGGCTGGGCAATACAGGGCTGGGTTGTGGAGTCCTGAAGCAGTCTTTCGTGGATCGGCGTTTGAAAAGGCATTGACGGCTGATATGGCAAAGGAAGCGATCGAAACCTTTGATGCGACGTTCGCCATGATTACTAGTGCTTTGCCTGACGGCGACAGGACGGGCATTGATGGCGATAGTGCAAAAGTTGATGTCGCGCTTAAGAATAAGCCTGCGCCGGAGAATAGGTAGGCCAGGTAACGGGAGCGCTACGGCCGCAATGAATCGGAAGACGTGGCGGGCTTATAGGCCGACCGAGCAAGACGTATAGCGCCCATGTGCAGCGGTGATGTGATTAGGCAGGATGTATATGTCTTGCTTGGCACCCCGGCTGTGAAGCTCGCTGTGCCTAGCCCCCTTAAGTGATGACGAGGTTCTCCAGCTCATGCGCCCAAACCATCTTGCGATAGCTTGGGTGTCATGGGGCGTCTTCATCCGTCGCTGCGATATCACCGGCCGTCGCCCTGCTTTCCAGCTCTACAGTAGTGGTGTAGCCATCGTTCGGCGTGACGCTGTGCGTGGCCTTGACCACGATCCAGTCGATGGCATCCACCTCCGGCTTCCATCCACGCGTGCGTGCCGGCATCTCGGGGTACAGGTCCGGCCGCCCGATAGCGAGGCCTAAAGAGAAGGTGGACGCGCCGCGGCGTACGCGGGCTAGCTCGGCCTCGGCGGCACGCTCGGCGTCTTCCTTGCTGGCAAAGTCGCCACGCAAGAACACATGCCCGTTCGTTCCTGCCAGCACGGTACGTCCGCGCCCGGCGCCCACGTCATGCCACCGCGCCCGAACGCCCGTATACGCGTCTCGGTCGGATTCGTGGAAGCGATGATGATCGCCATCCGCGCGCTGCACGGTGAGCGTTTGCAGAGGCTTTCCGCTCGCGGTCCGCGCACCACCGATGGGCATAAACAGCAGGTTGCCCGCCTTCACCGTCGCCACCGCGTCCCACATCTTGCCGAGGCGACGCAGCAGCGCGATATCCGATTCGGTTTGCGCCAGGTGCCCCACGGGCAGGTGATCCAGCCCGGCGCCGATGCGCGGCGTCAGCTGGTGTTCGCCGGCAATCACGCGCACCAGGTGGCCCACGGTGGTGGCATTCCAACTGCGCTCTTTGCGAGCGCGCAGTTCGCGGGTGAGCTTGGCGCTGCGGGCGATGATGTTCAGCGTGTCGGGCGTGCCGCTGTGCTCGATCTCGTCCACGTGATAGGTGCCCTGCAGCGACACGCCGAGTCCTTCAAAGCCGAGCATGATCTGCAGCTCCACACCGCGGCGGGGTAGGGCGATCCTGCCGAGCGAATCGTCCATCGAGAGATTCACCGTATCGGCGTGGTCCTGCCGATTGGACTCCACGCTGAGCTGGATCAGGTGCGGCATGATCTGACGGGTGGTGTCCTTGCCGCCGATGACGATCTGACAGGTGGGACGCAGCTGCGGGTTCGTCGGTTGCACGATCATGCGATCGTTCCGGCGCGCTGCAACTCGGCCTGCGATGGGCCGCCGGCCATGCCCTCGCCGGGCGCTTCGTCGGCCGGTTCGTCATCACTGCGGCACAGCGTGAGCGAGAACGCGACTTTGCGCGGCGTGCCGTCCGCATGGATCGCCGTCTGCGTGGTCTGCAGGCTGTCGATGAAGTAGACCCCATAAACGTGGCCGGCGCCGTCCACCAGCACGTAAGCGCGGCCCTCCCGGCCCATGGTTTCCAGCTGTGTGATAGAGGCCAGTGTGCCGGATACCTCGGGCGCCACGGCCCCGGATAACGTAAGCAGTTCCGTACCCGGGCCGACGATCTGGAACGCATCACGCTTGCCCACGCGCGCGGACGCCGCGTGCTTGAACTGCATCTGCCGCTGCAACTCTTCATAGGCTGCGGTGGCCATGCCGAACACGAACGGCCCGAAAGCCATCAACACCATGCCTTGCATCACGACTCTCCG